GGAGTACATGGCCATCAAGAAGCTTCCTTTGAGTAAGAAGTTCTTGTTCTTTTATCTTCTCCATCTTCTCTTGATAGCTCATTAACGTTGAGAAGCTTTTAGTCATATTGGCAAACTGTTGTGCAGTCTTTTCAGACAGCTCGTTAATAGATTCTTTTGCTTTTAATATTTTCTTCAAGACTTCCAAGTTATCGTTTTCGTTGTTATCTTCTGGTGGCACGTATTTACTTTCCCCGTAGTTCAAAAATAAATAGTTTTACAAACGAAAAAGCAAAGCATAACGCTTTGCTCTTCTTAAAAGTTCTTGGCCCTAATCGCTAGGCCGAGAAGGTTGATTTTGCTTCGTTAGGGTTTGTGAGCCCCTATTGTTTCCAGAGTAAGCCTGCTTTGTTGCTTCTGCTTCATCATTAAGTTGCTTAAGGAGTCGCTTAACAAACCATGTTCTGAGCCCTACAGGGAGGTTATATGCCTCTGAGAAACTCCAGCCTCCCGAATATTTTAGGAAGAAAAACTGTTCATAGATTTCTTCCATATATTTATTGCTCAGGCCAAAAAAAGTCTGCATTAAGCGGCACCTCCATTCCTTGCTCATAATCGCAAGAGGCGCACTCAAAGTCACAAGATAGATCTACGTTCGGGGCCAACACTCGATAAGCCATGCGCAAATATCGAGAGTCCAAAGAAGGCAGATTTTCAGATACATATTTTAGAGCCTCTTTCGAACTATCTCCGTTTACGGCCACTATAATGTTTGACAACTGAGTCGTCACATTATGTTCTATGTCTTTCTTCTTTTTGTTCCCTCGAAAGGCTGCCGCTAAAGCATTCTCATCTTTGCCAGTTAGGAGTCGCAGTGTAATATTTAATTCTGTCTTAGGTAGAACGACGTCAAACGTGCCGTTGTTGTTGTCGGTCGCACCCAGTTTGTCTATTTCCTCTGATCCTTGATATGGCTCAATCTCACTTAAATCAAAAGTGTGCGACTGTGATTCTCCACAAGATGGACAATTAACTGTCGTGCTATAATCTTGGCCATAACCTGAGATTCTAGCAGCAATGACAATCGCATTTCTGTCGCCGATCAGTAAAGTAGAGGCATCTATTGTCTTATTTACAATAATACTTTGAATAACTCTATCAAGTGCTACCCCTTTTCGCAGCAAAGAGCGAGAAGTTAAAATGTCTTCTTCTTTTGCCGTCATTTGTTTAATCTCAATAGTGCCCTGTCCATATAGAGCATGACCTTCTGGGTAATGATTACCATTTGAAGGCAAGTCTACGAATTCTGTGGGTACTACGAAAGAAAATCCTCCTGAACCTCCAGCTGCTTGTTGGGGGGGAGTATCGGATGCTGGGTTTTGTGTCCCCAGTCGATCATTATTTCTATTCAATTTACACCTCGTTGTTGTTTAAATATTTTAAGCTGATCCGGCTTTAGTTTCTTTTTTCTTACTCGTGGTCTTCTCAAACCATTTTGCACTGCTGGCGTCTTCTAAAGTTGCCCAATCATACTTGAGAGTTAGGGACAATTCTGTCAATTCGTCATCTCCGTATGCCAAGTCACCAAATTTCATCTCTGTGATAAATGCGTTGTTGAGAGTCCATTGTTCTACTGGCTTACCGTCGCCATCTAGTTGTTCAATGGTGATCATACCTAGTGCTCTAGACGCAGATGATTTTGTCATCGTAGATAAGTCTGCCGCTGATGCAGGTACTGCATATTTGGTGTTTTTCATCAGTTCGCCCATTGCTCCCGCTACATCTGGAGATTGTGGATCTACCAAAGTTATTGATACATCTTGCCAAGTGATAGCACCAGGGTAATAGAATGTATGATTCAAATATTTGTGCTCTGCTGCGTTTACTTGAAACGAAGGTTTCGTAGCAGTCTTAGCAAACCAAACTTGAGTTGTATCAGCTGCGCCGGTTGCTCCTAAGCCTGTCATGTAAATTGCAAATCTAAATTTTCTTTTAGGGTCTTTGATGTTACCCGTGATGTGATCACTGCTCCAAAAATCAGCCATTGTTGTAAGTTTCCTTTATTCTAATATTAAGTAGTAATGAGGTAAAAAACACCTCAGTGGTTTTAGTCGTCAAAAGACGCCCCTGTTGAGGTTATTGAGAAGTCAATCGCAATAAACTCAATTGCTCTTGCCGGTTTGACCATAATCTTAGCATACAAGATATTCTGATCAATCAAATCTGGCGTTGTTGTTGTTTCGTCCAAGATTAGTTTATAATCGGTGATTCCGTAGCCAGTCAAGGTGTTTGATAAAAGTGGCTCGATGAGCGCTTTAAAGCTGTTCCAAGTGGCTTGAGTATTTTGTTCGAACAGGACTTGATTTGACAAGATTGAAATCTGCTTCTTGAGGAAGATTACCATCCTGCGCACGTTAATTCTATCTAGTGCTGATTGACGCTCTTGGAGTGTCTTCTGTCCAAATACCACTAGTCCCGTTGAAGGGAAGGAAGCAATAGGGTTAATTCTAGCTTCATATAGGGTATCACGGTTGTCAGATGTCAGCCTTTCGGATACATTTGTGACAGGTATTCCTGCTGCCCCGTCTGAGAGACCACCGCGATTGAAACCTGCTGGTGCAAACCAAACTTCATTTGAAGATTCAGTACTCGCCATTACTCCCATCATTGCTACCGATGGGGGTATCCACAAAGATGCTCCTGTGGAGGCGTCCTGCGTCTGTACCCAAGGGTAAAAAGTACAGCCATAGCTAGAGTCCAATCTTCTATTTCTCAGCGCCGTGGCGGCTGCTGATGGCGATGTGCCCACTCTCTGGTCTAAGCTGTTATAGTAAGACTCGTGTGAAGGAATATAGACGTCTGGGAGGTCTACCACTGCCAGCGCATCTCCACGACTTTCGCACGTTGAGATCATGTGCTCTGTTAGGGCGTTGTTCGTTAAACCTGGAACAGCCAACAAGTTCATATTTAAACTCTCTGGGTCTGCTACAGTGTCAATTGCTCTATGGTATGTGTGATACACGGAACTATTGTCTTCTGTGGAGGTGGACGACATTGCCTTGTTGTAGAGAGGATCTGGGTTTTTGATATTGAAACCATCGAATCCGCCCCAGAAGGGTGCAGTAAATCTGTCATATCCGGCTGATAATAGAGTCTCATAGCTGTAAGCTGTATAGTCTGTGCCAGCGCGAGATCCTGATTGATAAAAGTAATTGCTTGAAGCGTCTGTCACTATGTCATCTAAAGAAAATACATACGACCAAGCGTCAAAGCCACTAATGGCTGAAGGGTTTAATTCACCAGTAGATGTTGGATCATCGGGGAAACTTGAATATTGCAACCTGTGCCAATCTGAAACGCTCTTCCCAGCAACCACTGAAGTGGATGTTCTCCCAACCTGCAAACCAAAGTAAGCATCTGTTGGATCTGAGCCGCCGCCGTCTGAGGCTGATAGGCGCAATCTGTCTACTGGCCAATGCAAAGTGGCTGACAGTTTTGCACCGCCGGCACCCAGTAAGAATGCTCCGTCGCGACCTGCAACTTGTCCTGCTGGCATTCTGTCCGAAGTAGATACGAATTTGCTGTTTATATCTGTGTCGGTGTTATCGTCGGCTGTTATCGATGACTGCACTGGTGGGCCAAAATATCCAAATGGCAATAACAGTGCATCGGAGGCTCCTGCGTCCACGTCTGAGTTCATCTCAACATAGATATATTTTGATTCATTATTGTATGTGCCGAACTCTTCCAGTCTTCGCTGTGTTGAGTTCCACTTAAGATAAGTGTCGCCGATTACTCTTGCAATGTAATTCGGAGATGATGGGTCTAAAGTACATTGGTCAAATCGCTCCAAGACAATAGTCTTTCTATCATTGTCACCTAACTGTCGCAACACAACAGAGAACGTGCCGTATGGGTTTGAACGAGATGAAGAAATTTTAATTCTCTCGATAGAAACTTTGACGTTCTTGTGCAACCACTCACCATGTCCTCGACCTTTCAATCGGAATAGTTTTGGCATCTTCTGTGGCACGTATGTTGCTTCGTTGCCAGACAAATCTTGACCAATAAACCAACCTGCAACTGCTTCACGAGAAGCTTGCTTTACAGATGCTGGCGATGTTGTTGAGCCACTCAATTGGATACCAAAGATGGCACCTTGTATTTCTTGCCCAACAAGAGACGCTCCAGAACTATCAAGATAGTTACGAACGTTCTCTTCGAAAGTCTCTCCAAGCCAAATAGGCTTCGAATTTGGATAAAATGTTCCTGAAGCATTTAGTAACTGGGGATTAGTGTTGAAACGATTACGGATAAAAGTGTCAGAGTCATCATCAAGACTAAATTTGACAGTATGCTCTACACCATCTGAGTCCGTATGGATAGTTGTGAATACTCCACTGGTATCTGAACCGATACACACACAAGTTCCACGACTGGCGGAATGTGCTGCAGCATAAGTGCCGCGTTTGAATCCAGATAGCTCGATTGAGCCAGAGTCCATATACCACACTGCTGCCAAAACTCCAGCTGATGGACTAGCCTCTGAGTTTAAATCTCTGCCTGGGAACGCTTGTGCTGGTGATTCGTCCATACTAGTTCCACTTCCTGAAGGGAAGATCCATAGCCCATAGGCGCCACCTACTGAGATATCATCTACTGCTAGGGCACCATTAAGGTTAGTAGTTGACCAACCTGCGGCGGCATCTCCTCCTGCGGTTGCTCCTGCTGTTGTTTCTTGGCCCAATAGCCGAATAAAAGTCACTGGTGCTGGTGCGGTGCTTAAGAATGCCTTCGCTGCATACGTACCATACATGGGAGATTGGTAGTTACCATCGCGATAAATATCACCGCCACCACTACCAGGCACAGTTTCGCCAAACAGTTGAGTATATTCATCATATGAACTGACTACTGCTGGTTGCATAGCTAAACCTTTACGTGAGCGTCCTACAATTACTGGACCAATCGCGGTCGGAGTCTTTGGTATCCTTGAGTTATCAATTTCATTAATGAATACTCCAGGAGATACGAATTTAAAATTCTTTATAGCCATATTATGTTCCTCTTTTCAAAATAAGTTGAGTTGTGCTTACAATCATACCTTAAATAGTATTTTCATTTTCAAACGGCTTTGAAGCTTGAAAGAAAGTATAGTTGTGAGTTCAGGATGTGAAGTTGTAAAAGCCATCGGAGTCTGGCAGTATTATTCCCTCTTGTGGATATGAGATTTCCACTATATTCTCCTCAACTTTGACTATAGGGCGATCATCATTCAAGCCCTCGCCTACCAAGTATCCTAAAACTCTAATTTTAACTTCTGATGTGAATTCTCTGGCGTCTTCTCCAAGATTGGCTGAGTTGTTATTGTGAGAGATTCCCTGTTCTATGAAGCCTTCATATAGATGGCCGCTTTGACGCATAACAAATCCATTAATTTGACCAGTCCTGCCGAGGAAAGGAGCTATAAGATCATTCATTTGCTGTTGATAGTCTGATTTGATTGATATCTTATATTCTACATTGATGTATATCGGTATAGGAATAGACAATGTTTTGATGACAACCTTTCGATTGACACGTGGTGACCACCGCTGAATCGATCCTGATATGCTTGTGCGTGGTCCGGCTACGGTAGCGAAATTTCGAGTCTTGTCGTCGACTATTTTGCGAGCTATGACCATACGACCGGTTCGTCCGTTCTTTTTGGCAGAAAACGTTTGGGCTTGGAACCCGCCTTTTCTTGCAGGATCTTTTGTTATTCCTGTTCTCTCGATGCTGACCAGTGGCAGCTTTAAATTACCAGCATCATCACGCAAATCTTTATTGTGTTTAATTTGAAATGCTCTCTCTGGAGCTTGCCAAATAACAGGGACTTTTTTGAAGCCATCATTTGATACCGTACTTAAGTCTAGGTCTTCACTTAACCACTTCTGTATAGCTCTATCAATATTCTCTATATCGGAGGCTAACATACCTATCTCAGAAAGCCTCAGATCAATTCCGGCTGGCAACATGGCAAAATCAAAATTATCAGGTAGCATCAAACAATCCCTTTCTGGCTTTACGGCAGCGGGCAGATATTTCAAAACCGTGCTCCACTTG